ATGGGATACTGCCTGTTAATTGATTGGAGTTGCAGGTGAAATAGGCTAACGCTGTATTAGCAGTAAGCGATGGGATACTGCCGCTTAACTGATTGGAGTTGCAGGTGAATTGGATTAACGCTGTATTAGCAGTAAGCGATGGGATACTGCCTGTTAATTGATTGGAGTTGCAGGTGAAATAGGCTAACGCTGTATTAGCAGTAAGCGATGGGATACTGCCCGTTAATTGATTGACGTGGCAGTAGAATGCTGTTAACGCTGTATTAGCAGTAAGCGATGGGATACTGCCGCTTAACTGATTGGAGTTGCAGTAGAATATGGTTAACGCTGTATTAGCAGTAAGCGATGGGATACTGCCAGTTAATTGATTGACGTGGCAGTAGAATATGATTAACGCTGTATTAGCAGTAAGCGATGGGATACTGCCAGTTAACTGATTGTATTGGCAGTAGAATATGGTTAACGCTGTATTTGCTGTAAGCGATGGGATACTGCCCGTTAATTGATTGACGTGGCAGTAGAATATGGTTAACGCTGTATTAGCAGTAAGCGATGGGATACTGCCCGTTAATTGATTGCTGTTGCAGTAGAATTGGGTTAATTTACTTGGATCACTGATTGAAAATGTCAGTTTCTCAATTTTCTTGGTTGTAACCGTATCGGTAAACATAGTGGTTTTCTCAATACCACCACCGAATTTCCATGATAGTGCCGCCCCACCCGTTACCGTTCCACCTCTGCCCACATAGCTTGTGCCATTAACACCAAAAACCCAAGCGCCATCTGGTACGGATTGATCTGTACCGGATAGCGTTTTTGCGTACTTTTTTAGTACGGTTGTCTCGTCTGCTGATAATGCCCCGTTGATAATCACCATGCCTGAACTGTAGTTGCTTGGGTTATACGTCCCCGTAAGTTTTCTACCAGTCTCTACAGTAACACCTATATTTTTTTGAGCATCTATAATTGTGCAGTTATCATTGCCGGCTGGGAATGTAGCTACCATTACATCATCTATACCATCGTACTCATGCCAGTAATAGCCGTTTGTTTGTCTCAGTGTAGGCCGCGCTGTACTCAAAGCTTGTGTAGGATTTATTCCGTTACCCATAGCATCCAGCACCAGCCCCACACCGCCGTCAACAACTGACGGAGAACCATCATTGCTATTTCCACAAATGAGCCCGCTTACCGTATCGATACCTGGTATCCACGCATGCGCGGAACTCCCGTATTTACGAAGTATAGCAATCGCTTGTTGAGTGAGGGAGTTATTGCCAGTAGACCACCCCAACGACCCCAGCGCGCCCAATTGCCCAAGAATTGACATCTTAGTATTCCACGATCAAAATTGCGGAATCTGTCGTTACAGTGTCAGTTACGATGCTTTTTGCGCCGGTCGGTATCGCCAGATATCTATCTGCGCCTGCCGGTATTTTGTCGTCATAAGGATTTGCGCCTGAAGCTGTTGTTATTCCTGCGCTATCTCCGTCTTGTCTAAAGCGCCATGCGATAGGATAGGCTGATCCTGCAACGAGGTGGATACTCGTTGTTCCGGGTTCGAGTGTTTTGCTTGTTGGAGAACCAGACAAAGCACCGACACTCGATACGGTGCGAGCAAGGGAAGTCGAAGCTGGAGGGAGATTAACCGGATCGGTCGAAAGGTTAACTCCTGCCGAATCCAAGTATTGAGAGCGTGGAAGATTTTTTATAATTGCTGGCATTATTGTATCTCCATTGGGTTTAAATTTTCTTACACGATAACGGATATCACGGCGCGAGAGGAAGGGTGATCTTCTGTTTTATGTCGGAGGTGTTGGCCAGACGATTGTCGCTGGAAACCCTGTCTGTAAAGTAATGTCTCGCAAATCCTGCCGATACGGTTGCCAGAGCGTTTTTATTGCAGACGATTGATCTGCCGTCTGTGTCCAATCGCAGGACGTGAGTAGCTGATCCCGCTTGGCCCTTGCTTGAGTTGCGAGGTAAGCGGTTATCTCATCATCAGTCAGTATCTGCACTACGGCTCTCTCCGGCATTGCCCATGCGTAGCCATAAGTGAGATTGTCCTTCGCGGACTGCTCTGCCTCAGTGAATGTAGTTACGGCTCCGTCCTGAACGTATTGCGTTAAAGGGTTCGCATCACCAATAAGAAGCTTCTCTCCATCTAAGCATTGAATTTCGATATATGCTTCAGGACATGAACCCGTCCGGTGTATCTGTCCTGTATTGGAATTATAGATTATATAGTTCATCGCTTCCCTATAATTGCGGTTATTGTTCTGACTCTTGTTATTGAGTCATAGTTATTTCCTGTCCCGTGATTAAAACAACTAAAATAATACGTGCCAGGTGTCGCATTGTAAATAATCGTCATAGAATAAGTTCCACCGTATGGCGGGAATGAGTTAAATAAATTACCAGCAGCCCGGAAATCCGAGGTATTAACCCCTATATCAAAATAGGCTTGAGAGCCAACGTCTTGAGCGGCTGTAATAACTATTGGCACTGTCGATGACCCTAATGGCAAATCATTCGTACTTATTGTAATGGCTAATGTGACCACCCCCCATGCAGTGGCAGAAGCGCTCAACATAGCCGTTGCAGCGTTATTAAATAAATTCCCTGTCGCTACCCAGGTACCGTTTAACGTTCCTGTCGTGCCGTTAAACGTTATATTGGTGGCCGAATTTCCCAGAGCATATTGTCCGGAGGCATACCAAACATATCCCGCTCCGGTCATCGTCGTCCCGCTCGCGCTTATCGCTGCGGTATTGCCTTGTATAGTGCCGGTGACGGTAAGGTTTCCTGTGTTGATGGTTATCGCTGACAAGCTGCCAACCTTCAGGCTCGTCCAGTACGGTATTGACCATGTCGTCTGGTTCGTCGCTGGATTATAAATGCCGTCAGATGAATACAAGAACTGCCCTGCTGTTAACGTCGGTACGGTGGTTCCCCATGTTCCACTCAAACCCCAATAGCTTGATGGTACGGTAGTGCTTCCTGTATCGATTTCAGGGTTTGGGGATGAACCCGGTGCCGTCGTTGCCGATGCCATATATGCGACAAGGGACGACGCACCTTGCTGTCCAGAGGCCCCCGATACGCCCTGTGATGCCGTTGGAGACCAGTTGGATAGTACAGTTTGCCCAGCTGGCGCTTGCGCAAAAAATGCCTGAGTTGCAAACAGAAAACTTGTGCTGGCTCCTGATGCCGTTGCTTCTTTTCTTAAAATGAGCTGACCTGTAGCGGCGCCAGTTGGAGCTACACCAAAACCTCCAGTTATTTTATATCCAGACAACGAAGTTCCGCCGAGAGCTTCTTGGTTGTTTGACACGAGGGCACTATTTCCCACATAGTTTCCTGCTGAGTCGTGCCAATAAACGAAACAATCAAGTTTACATCTATGCGCTCCAAACTTAACTTGATACTCGTAATTTTGACCAACTATAATCGGCACTTTTTTTGAGCTTAGCTCAGCATACCCAGATGACGTGGCATTATCTTGGGCAATGTAAGCAGCATGTCCTTCCGTCGGAAACCATCCGCCAAAATCTGTACCGATAGTGCAGACAGGACTCGACGAGGCGTAGACCCAACCCTCAAGCCCATTGTCAAAGTTTGAGTTATAACAGAGGTTTCCGTTCGACGTACCATTCTGAGCAACAATCACAGGACTACTCCATATGCCATTAGAGCTTGTTGTCGCCGGAGCCGTGCCCGTAAACGTGGCCATCGTCATGTACACTGGCGTCGTGCTCGACGCTGGATGTGACGTGCTCCAGCTACCCATCGTCCCTCCGCTCAACGCTCCTGTTGCAAACGTGCAGGTGATCGTCCCGCTTGGGACTACGGGCGATGTGGTAGCCTGCTGATAAAGCCAGACTGTATACATCTGCGACCCATTGGCCCCGGCTACGGCATCTTCTACTGGCGTACTCCATGTTGTAGCCGTGACCACTCCTGTGCCGTTAAAAGTGTATTGGCAATACCATGTTGGCGTCGTTGTGACGGATGGTGCACTGACCGACCAACCCGATGGAGGTGTCAGGATGTTGCTTGTGAAGTCGAACGCCCCTCCATTCGGTGCTGATGGAGCTGATGCCGCTTGCTTGAAAACGTCCGCGGTGTAGTAGCTAAGTCCTGAAGCTCCATTTGTACCAGCATATCCAACCGATGTGATGGATGATGAAGTCCAGTTGAAGGATGTTGTTGTCGCTGTCGCTGTCGCGGTTTCTGTTATTGATACCTTTGCAGCCCACAAGGTATATCCGGCATATGGTGATGTACCTGCAGTCAATGACCATCCTGATGGCGCTGCTCCGAATAGTCCGGTTGACCATGTGTAAGTTGCAGATCCTGCTGGTGTAGCCGGAATTGTCGCCGCCCACTGATATACAGTAGGACTTGCAGATTGATACCCGCTTGTCCCGCTTGCCCCGTTTGCTCCGTTTGCTCCAGCAACAAGCAATGAAAAACCAGATGCCCAGCTCACGGTCGTTGTCGTCGCTGAAGCGTTATCACTGACTACTTTACTTGCGATCCATAACTGTATACCGGGCGTCCCGGGGTTCACCGGAGCCGTTACCGACCATCCGCCTGCTCCGGTGTAGGCCGAGCTTGCGTAAGTTGACCACGTAAATGTTGATGTTCCTGAAGGGTTTGGAGGTGTCGCTGTTGACCACTGGTAAAGCGACGCAACAGCGGTTTTTGAAGCCATGATTGGCACGACGCTGTACTCTGCGCTGTAGCTCATATTGGCCTTACTTGTTTTTGTATACCCTGCAACCCGGACATAATAAGTAGTGCCCGCAACAAGCGCTGACCCTGCAGCGTCGGTTGTTATAGTGATTAAACTGTCAGGGCCTGAATAGACAAGGTTTCCACTTCCGGGCGTGAATCCGCTTGTTGTGCTCATGTAGACGTTTACCCCTCCAAAATCGGCTTGTGTCGGCGCCGTGTATTTTATGGTAAACCCCCCATAAACAGGAGTTAACACAATCCCTGTAAGCGTTGGAACCTGACTAATCCCTATCGTGAAAGTTGTCGGGGTGCAGACTGAAAGCTGCTGCAACTGCGATCCAAATTGATTATAAGCTGGCAGTTTGACGTAGATCGTTTGCCCGATCTTGTCTGGCGTGATCGGCATTTTGAACATTGCGGAATCAACTCGAACAAATGGCGCGCTTGACGCATGAGTTGCAATTGTTGACCCGTAAAGCCCACGGTGCAGCGTTGTGAGATTGTATCGGTTTGCTGATGTGAGAGTTGCAGTCTGGTATGCGATATATTCGCCATCAACAAGCGTAAGACTTGCATAATTGTTCCACTCTGCAACTGTAGCACTTCCCATCGCTTGACAACTCAGGACATTGACCGATAGCGTGTTTGTGGTGTCGGGATCGGTTCCCGTCGCAAGTGTCGCTGTTAGCGTGCCCATTCTTGCCGGGGAATCTATTGAACCAGCATATCCGTAACTTACGTTGTCATAACTCACCCATACTTCACAACCTCCCCATGTTGAGGGAGTTACTCCATAAGCACCCATCCAGACTTCAAGGCCTGTCGCCGTCAATACGCTCGGAGGCACAAAAATATTTGGTGTCCCCGTGTTTCCCGGCTGGACAAGGTTGTTTACCCCGCCACCGCCGCCGGATTGCGTGCCATAGATCGCATGAGAGCCAACACCAGGAGGAGCGTCTTCTGCCGTGATCAATAACTCGTCTCCGCTTTCGTCAATCGTCAAAATCCTGACAGGGGTTTGCACAAGTCCGAGAGCCGAATCATCAAGCGTTACATAATCGGTAGGCTCAAGCAAGATGTAATTTATTGGAAGGGTAAAGGTATATTTATTTCTGATATACAAATTACGCTGCAAGACAAGCTGCGCGCATGATTGTGCGATACTGGTATTACATATCTGATGAGCAGTGACACTCGACATCGCGCGAAGTCCGTAAACGTCAATATTAACCTGATCGGTTGCTCTTATAGACGATTTGTTGTAACTGTTTGATCTGTCGAGACACTCGATATCGATCTGGTTATAAGCATCCGCCTGTGATCCCCTTTCGATCAACACAGGGTCTGATGCGCTTGCAAGAAACGCATCGTCTCCAAGCTCATAGATTGGCGTGACATTAGGTGTGTAGGTGTAACCGTTCGCCGTTATCGCGGTGTCTCCATACGGCGTTATCTTTAGCAATCCCTCGCTGAAATATGCTTCTGAATTCGTCAGCGCCAGTAGTTCGGTTATCGCTTTTGCTGCGGTTGCGGATGTGTCGTACGATGGCGAAAAGAGCAGGCCGTTTGCTATACAATATGCCTTGTAGCTTGTCCATGTGCCGATATTTGCGGAAGGAAACCCCGCTCCGTACCGAGCATTGGTTAATAAATCGGTGATGATGAATACTGGATCGACGTCCGGCACGCCTGTGACGCTTGAGCCGTATCCATGGCCAAAAACCTCAAAAGTGAGTTGAGGAAGAGAGGGAGATCCGCCAAGATTGAAATTTGCGGCTGCGATATAGGAGATGTTCCTATAGGCAAGTGCTTTTGTCGGATCCAGTGTTGTCAGGTATCCCCATGCGGCTTGTGCTGTACCTCCCGTGAATGTGGTGAAGGTGTCTGTTGTATCCAGGACGCCATTATTCCATACTGCATTGATGCTGACGATTGGCCCTTCACAAAGGCCAAGCATGAATGAAGCGGAATATCCATACCCAGTCTGAGTCGTTTGGCTGCCACCGCCCTTCCCTGAGCTTGATTGAGTATACTGTGGTGTGGCCGTGAACGCTCCGTACCATATCATATTGCCCGGCACTCTTGTTGCCCCATAAATCACAGGGAGCGTTAAACCGTAGACAGAAGTCGAAACTGACAGCCCGAGGGCTGCAGGTTGCACTGAAGAGTTGCTTGAAGGCGTATGAACAAATAATCCAGCCATTTACTTTAATCCTTTTGGTCGCCAAAATGAATGTAACCTGCCCCTGAGTTCCGCATCGTCTGCAGCCGCAAGAACAACCCCTTGTCTGATATATGAGTGGATAAGCTCTCCCGGCCAATTGACAATAATCGCAGCATGAGAGACGCATCGGCCAAAAGTGAAAAGTGCTATATCCCCCATTTTCGGGACAGTTATTTTCCTGCAATACTTTTTAATCCACCACAGATACTTTTCCTCTGCTCGATGCAGATGCCAATCGTGAGGGTAGTCTCCAACATCAACTTTCTCAACAACTCCGGCTGCGGCATAAACTTCGATGAGTATCTGTGCGCAGTCCACTCCTACCCCCTTGATGGCGGCGTGGTGATGGTAAGGTGTCGATAACCATGTCCTTGCTTCCTGGATTACTTTTTCTCTCATACAACCGTTTCTGGTATTGGCACAAACGGTTGCCCTTTAAAATTCGCGCCATTACTGAATTTTGTCTGGCATGTCGTAAGCTGTTTGTCGCATCCCGCATAAATCATAAACGTGTCGCCTGCTACCGGAGATATAGGGAATGGACTGAGAAGAGTAAGAACCCCACCTACCCATGACTTTACAGTTCTTGCTTCACCGTTTGCCGCTCCAGACGTAAAGATTATACCTCCCTGAGTCCAGTATCCCGCAGATTGGCTTGCCGCGGCCCCTGAAATTGTGAGACTCGTGCCGGTGATCGTACTTACGGTTCCTGCTACGGAATATGAGGATCTCGATAAAGTGCAAGCTCCATCATAAAGCGAATTCTGGCAAGCTGCCTGGTAGACGTTTCGAGGAACGTTGACGTTCAGTAGGTCAGTCAAAGAGTTGATCGTAATTGATGCTCCGTTCCGGCTTGGTGAAGCCTTGGCAACGTGCCCGGTAAACCAATTGACCGTCCCGATAACAGAATGGTCCGTGTTGAGGTCGAGAAATGCGCGATCTACCTTAACCAAGGCCCCGTCCAGTACTCCCTGAGTTATCGCCTGCATGAATGGGACTCCAAGAACAAGCATCGATGCGGTAGCATTGATCGTGATGTTCATCGTTGCGACTTCCAGCCCTATCGTCTGTTTTAATCCGTCGCGTGAGAAAATTGCATCGTTGCCTTTGAACGTATGTCCTCCATTTACTACATCGTAATCTGAGCCGGAATAGTAGTAATTGGTGTAGGTTACGGACAGGCCGCTTGCCCATGCTGTATTGACCACTGAGAGCGTGTAAAGGTCAACGACGATGAATTGACTATGGGCTAATAAATATGCACTGGTGAGGCTTCCTGTAGGTGTTTTCATTATAATTTGTTGCTGAGTGATCCGTACAATGTCAAACCGCCGTTTGTCCAGTAGTCCTGCATGAGCTGTTGAAAATCCGTTGTGTCGGTGTCGAAACG